CGGCGTTGAACGCCTACGGCCTGGGTGCCGACAAAGCGACCCATGTTTCGGACGTGCTGCTGACCACCCAGAACCTGGGCAAAACCAGCGTAGACGAACTATCGGCCAGCATGGGCCGGGTCATCCCGCTGGCGGCAGCCTACAAGGTGAACGTGGAAAACCTGTCCAGCGGCCTGGCCATTATGACGGCCAACGGTATTGCTACCGCCGAGGCCACCACCTATACCAAGTCCATGCTGAACGAGCTGGGCGACACCGGCTCGACCGTGGGCAAGATCCTGCAAAAAGAGACCGGCCAGGGCTTTGCCGAGCTGATGGACAACGGCCATAGCCTGGGCGACGTGCTGCAGGTGCTGTATGACAGCGTGGGCGGCGATGCCACCAAGTTTGCGGCGCTGTGGTCCAGCGTGGAAGCCGGTACGGGTGCGCTTTCGCTGGCCAATTCCGGCGCGGAGAAGTTCAACGATGTGCTGGCCCAGATGGAGAACAGCAGCGGTGCGACCGAGACGGCCTACACCACCATGACCGACACGATGGCCCACCGGATGGAGAGCCTGAAAACCAACGCTGCCAACCTGGGCATTGCGCTGTTTGATTCGGTCAGCGGCAAGCTGGGCGCAGCTGTGAGCCTGGCCAGCGGCTACCTGCAGACCCTTACGGATGGCTTTACCAGCGGCGGCTTTGCCGGTCTGGCCGAGGGGCTGGGCAGCGTTTTTACCGACCTGACCACCAACGTAGGGCCGCAGCTGCTGCAAAGCGGCATCGACCTGATGACCCAGCTGGGGCAAGGAATGGTTACGGGCATCCCGCAATTGCTGGCACAGGCGCTGCCCATTGCGGCCGACCTGGCCAGCAGGCTGCGCGCCAATGCGGGGCAGCTGGTAGACACCGGCATCCAGTTTATATTGAACATGGCGCAGGGCCTCATCAACGGCCTGCCGACGATGATTACCTACATACCCGGCATTGTGACCGATATTGCAGGCATCGTCAACGACAATGCGCCCAAGCTGCTGGAGGCGGGGGTTAAGCTGATCATCATGCTGGGGCAGGGCCTGATCCAGGCTGTGCCCACGCTGGTGGCGAACATCCCGCAAATTTTGCTGGCGGTTGCCAATGTCATTACCGCCTTTAACTGGATCGAACTGGGCGGCAGCGTCATCAAGCTGCTGGGCAGCGGCATCCAGGGCATGGGCGGCGTACTGAAATCCGGCTTCACCTCGGTGATGCAGGGCGGCATCAGCTACATCAAGAGCCTGCCTGCCAAGTTCATCGGCTGGGGCAAGGATATGATCATGGGGCTGGTCAAGGGCATTACCGGCTCCATCGGGGCTGTAGTCGGGGCCGTGAAAAACGTAGCCTCGGCGATTGCCTCCTACATGCACTTTTCCCGCCCGGACATCGGCCCGCTGCGTATGTATGAGCAGTGGATGCCTGATTTTATGGCCGGGCTTTCCCGTGGCATTACCGACAACCTGTGGATGGTCGAGGATGCGGCGGAGAGGCTTTCGGGCGCGACGGCCGAGCCGATGCAAGTAGCTGTGGCCGGTACACTGCGCAGCAACAACCGCTTTGGCAACACTGCCGATACCTGGCAGCCGAGCGGTATGACCGTAAACCTGAACAACGAGTTCCACACTCACGACAGCCTGTCCGAATCGGAACTGACGCGGGAGGCGGAATCCATGGCCCAGCGTTTGAAATGGGCTATCCCGTAAGGAGGTGCGCATGGCAAGGACCGTGCCTGTATATGCTTTTCAGGCGGCGGACGGCAGCACCATCCGCTTTGCCGTGGACAGCGATCTCTGGATCACGAACCTGACCGGCGATGACGGCCTGGACGTGGAAATGACCGAGCAGCAATCCACCGGGCAGACCGGCAAAACCATCACGGGGCAATCCGTAGGCAGCCGCAGCCTGACCGTGACCGGCAGCATCCTGCGGGACCTGGATGCCAACGAGGCGCTGCTGAAGCGCCTCATCCGCCCCAAAGAGGCCGCCCGCTGGCTGAAAACCGTGGGCGATACCCCCTGGTATCTGGATGTGCTGCCCGCCCATACCCCGGATGTGAGCGGCGGGGCGCACCTGCTGAACTTCCAGTTTAAACTGAAAGCCGCGTACCCTTACTGGCGCACTGTGGAGACAGCCGCCACGATGCTGGGCGGTCTGGAATCTGCCTGGTTTCCGACGCCGGTATCGACAGCCGGGACCTGGTACATAAGCCGTTACAAGCGCGACCTGTACACGCCGGTCGTCAACAGCGGCAGCACCGAGACCGGTTTTACCCTGCGCCTGACCGCCACAGCCCGCGTGAAGAACCCGATGCTGTGGCACAACGGCCAGCGCAGTTTTATCCGGCTGAACAAGGAAATGCTGCCGGGCGAGGCAGCCGTCATCTCCACACTGGAGGGCGAACGCGGCTGCACCTACCGCCAGAGCGACGGTACCGAGGTAAACGGATTCCGCTGGCTGGACTATGACAGCGACCTGTGGATGACACTGGCCCCCGGGGCCAACGTGCTGCGGCTGACCGCTGACGAGGGCCGCGAAAACCTGACCGTGACCATCCATGCGCCGAAGGGGGTGGCCGCCGGTGTCTGACATTTTGCATTTGTATGTATACCGCGATGGGGTGCGCGTGGGCGCAGTAGACAGCGCCAACAGCCTGCAATGGGCCCCGGCCTTTGCCGATGTGGGTGAGTGTAAGCTGGTGTGCGGTGCTACCGCTGCCAACCGCGCCCTGTTGGCGCAGGGGGCTGTGTTGTACAACCCCGACACCCCGGGCCGCGCCGCCGTGGTGCTGGCCACTGAACTGGACAGCACTGCCCGCAAGCTGACTGTGCGGGGCAAGTTTACCTTGCAGCGGTTCGCCCAGCGGGTAGCCAAGGGCAAGACGACCGTGACCGATGCCGCTGCGGGGCTGCTGGATGTATGCCGTGCCAACCTGCGCGGGCTGGAAGTGACCGTGCCGGATGCGGCTGGCTTTTCCGCCCCCTGTGAGACGGTAGACCTGGAATGGGTGACTTGCCTGGACGCCATGACCCAGCTGGCCAAAACCGGAGGGTTTGGCATGCGCTGCGCCTTTGACCCTGCTACCGGCAGTGAAACGCTGGAGCTTTTGCAGGGCAAGGACCGCAGTGTACCGGGCAGCGATTTGTATATGGGTTATTTTTCGACCAGGATGCAGAACCTT